GACTAAGTTACTTCGGGGGATTTTTGATTGGTTTATTTTCGCCGAGAAAACTTCAGGCACAAAGACTCTTAGGCTCTATTGGAAGCTTTATGAGCGAAAGACTGATGATTCAGAAGTTCTAGTTGCTACCTCATCGGAGAGTAATGAGCTGGATATGGGCGTAAAAACAAGCTATATAGTGCCTTTAACCTTGGATTCTGATTATACCCCTGATTCAGGCTCAAGAATAGTCGGGAAAATCTATGCCTCGGTTAGCGGAAGCGGAAATGCCCCGACAGTGAAAATCTATTATCAAGGTGTTTCGGGGAGTCGCTGGGAGATTCCTTCAAGCACTGAAATTTTGGATAGCATTTATGTTAAACAAGCTGACCATACCAAAGCCACCCATGATGCCCTAGGGATAGATGCTGAAACTACAGATGGTTATCACCTTGACCAGGATGTCCGAACAACCGCAAGCCCTACATTCAACGATTTGACATTATCTTCACCATCAAATATTTATAATCTCTCTCATGATTCGTTTGCTGATTTTGTTGCTAATGAACATATAGACCATACATCAGTCACCTTAACTGCGGGAACAGGCTTGATTGGTGGAGGTGATATTTCTGCTAGTAGAACTTTTAATGTGGATGTAGGTATAGCGGATAACAAGATTCTCCAAGTTGACCAAGCCTCGGGACTTACTGCGGGCAATCTTGTCAGGGCGACATCTTCAGGGCTTGAGAGTCGGACAGATGCTGAAATCCTGGCTCAGCTTTCAGGGAAGGCGAGTTCGGCGTTTGATTGGAATGGGCAAAAATTGGATAATATTCCTAATCTTTCAAACAAAACCACGGCTTCATGGAGCAAGACCATAGGCTCAGGTGGCGATTATGCAACTTGGGCGGATATGATAGTCGATATGCCCGATTTAATTGCCCATCAAGTTACGGTGACAATTAAAAAGGGAACAACCTTGACTGAAACTTGCGAATTAAGTAATAAACACGGCCTAACAAATGATGCTGGGATAATCATTCAAGCTGAAAACTATTTCCCAAAAAGTGGAGCAATCCCGACAGCGACAGGAGCAACTTCTACGACACTTCAAGACACAAATCAATCTTGGACGACTAATGAATTCCAAAATTGTTGGGTTTTGATTGTAGCTGGAACAGGAACAGACAACGGATTTGTCCAGATAACAGGAAATGATGCTACAAGCCTGACAGTAGCCTCATGGCCAGGAACACAGCCTGATAATACATCAAAATATATAATTGTAGGGGCTTTAATAGATGGGGGGGAGACAAGAAGCCGCAATCTTCATATATTTAACAATTCTGTATATATTAAATTAAATGGAATTGGGATATACAAGGCAAAATATTATGGCATCACAGCATACCGAAATTTTTATCTGGAAATATATTACTGTGGATTTTGTGAGAATGGAGTAACCGGTATTCAAGTTGAATTTTCCTTTTTCAATGACTTGCGATATTGTGGGATTGTAAAAAACAACACATTAAATAGTGCGTTGTATGGAGGGGTTGTTTCTTCGGCAAATAATTTTACTTATATTCACAATACTGGCATAAGTGATAATAATAAATATGGTATACACGCAAAATATTCGGGGCTTACTTATATTCGGGATAATTTTGGTAATAACAACGGAACATGGGGGGCGTATGCAGAATATGTAGGACAAATACGAGTTCTAGGCACTGAATGTTCTGGCTCATCTGGCAACCATAGCGACCCAGGCACAGCAGATACAGCAGGGGCAGACCAAGCATCAGCCTTCATATAAAGAGGTGACAAATGTATTTTCTCTATCATAAACAAACAGGCGAAATTAGCCCACCTATTCGAAAAGGTGAGCCATCAGAAAAGACTATAAACAAAGAGAGAGATTGTGAAATAGGAAGCGGAATTAAGTGGGAAAATGTCGAACTTTTTTATGCTCCAGATTCAGAATTTCCAGAAGATTTCACAGAAACCGCCCCACTTGGAAAATATTATGTTAATCTTGAAACAGGTGAAGTTGAAGAAAATCCCAATTGGCAACCACCAGAAGAGGAGACAGAAGAATGGCTATAAAAAATAAGATTGAAGAAGTAGGGGCTAAACGACAAGAGATAAGGGCTTTTTTGGAAAATATCCCTTACAGCAAGGTGGATAACTACATTGACCAGCATATAAATGATTTGAAGTCAGCCAAGGCGTTTCTTAAAAAACTGACCAAGATAGTATTATTTTTGATTAAAGAGGGGTAATCAGAATGACCCAAAAAATAAAACTCATGGAGAGCCAGAGAGAGCTTCTGAGGCTAAAAAAGCTAATAGTGCAGGACGCCATCCGATTAGCTAAGCAGAAGCAGGCAGAGCTTCAGCGGGCGATTGAGACTGTGGCTTTGGAGCTGGGAATTGATATAAAAGAAGAACGATGGCAATTAACTCAAAATAATGAGTATTTTATAAAGTTAGAAACGCCCAAAAAACAAAAAAATGATTAAAGGAGGGAAAATATGTTAATTCCTGTTAGAGAAAAGTTTTTAGCTTCAGATGAGGAAATTGCTATTAATTCTACTGAGGTGGATGGTTCTGATTTCACTTCTAAGGAATTTGATTTAAGTCGGGCGGAATTTGCGTCTATTACCTGTTATGTAAAAGGTGGCCATGGTAGTGTAAGTCAGGATGTAATTTTTAAGTTTGTAACTTATGACAGTGATAGAGACCAATGGGATACAGAGGCATATGTTACGATTAATGTAACTCCGAGCGGGACATCAGTTGTTCAGAAAACTACTTCTATTACTCCCGATGTCGAGAAAATTAAACTTTACAGTATTCAAAACCAAGAGACAACTGCGGGCTATACCGTAGATGCTAATGCTTCACTATTTAGAAAGGAAAGGTAAATCAAGTTGACAGATAGCAAATATATTGCCCCATACATTCTAAGAAGCGAATACGAGTGTCCATGTTGCCATAGAATTCCATATCAATTGGAGCGGGATGGCATAGTAATGCCTTATAACATTCTTTTTGAATCATTTGAGCTAATACGAGAGAAATGGGGCAAACCGATTAAAATCTCAAGCGGGTATAGATGCCCTCGATACAACAAGAAAGTCGGTGGCGTGCCGTTGAGTGTCCATTTATTTGGATTAGCATTAGATTTAGATTTACCGACAATAGAGGAAGTAAGAGAGTTAGATGGCCTTATTGAACGATGGTTACCGAATCTCAGAAAAGGAACATATGAAAAGACAGGCACTTTTATTCATATAGATGTAGGATATTTCATTTATCCCATTGTATTGGAGGAATGGCGTGAAGGATGTCGCTGGACAGACTATTAAGGAATTTCTCAATCCATCGACGAGACTTAAGGTTTTTATAGTGAAAGACTTTAAAGACAAGCGGTTAGGGGTTATCGCTGAGCAACTTTATCAACGGCCGTTATGGATTCCTGATGAGGGACGGAATTATGATGCTATCTGGCAATTGATTTATGCTAGTCTTCTTAATCCTTTAAATCTTTTTTATGAGATTAAGGATATGAAGGGCATTGTGGGGTTTATGAATGTATATCAAAAGCATAAGGGAGAGTTCTTTTTGATGTTATGGAATGGCAAGTATTCTCATAAACTCCATAAGGACATAGATAATTTAATTCAAAAAATCGCCAAGGCATTTAAGTTAAAAAGATTGTTTACTCAGACGCCTGATGAAAAGATGGCTAAATTGTATGAAAAATTAGGATTCAAAATTGAGGGGCGTCAGAAATACGGGTTCAAGTGGGATGAAAAGTATTACACAAACATTTTGCTGAGGCGAATTTTTTAAGGAGGATAGAATGAATCCTTTTCTTTTAGGTTCAATTATTACGGCGGGGGCAGGATTGTTAGGACAACTCTTAGGTGGAGATGGCGGCGGTGTTTTTAAAGGGCAACCGATACAATACCAACCAATGATTTCACCTCAAGAGCAAGCTCTACGAAATGCCATTGCTCAAAGGATGATGGCATATTTAAATATGCAAGCACCGCCTGTTCCAAGTGGTATTTATGATGCGAGCAACATTCTTTACAATGTATTTCTAGGACGCCAAGCACCAGGATATAATATTCCAATGGCTAATATTCCTCGAACACCGATATTCCCGATGAATTATGCAGGTCTTGGGGTAAACCCCCTTCAATACAATTTACGAGGCGGTGGAGCACCACGGAGAGGGGTTAAGTTTACTAGAGGATTAGCTAGATAGAAATGAAAAACTATTTAAAGACTTCTTACTTTATAAATATCTTTCCGCAGAATCCTACGCAGACCAAATACTTGAGATTTCTAAAGCATCCATGGTCGCCATTAACTAGTCAATTCGAAAAGAGTCAAAAAGAATGGGATAAACTAATGAGGGATATCTGGCGGACAAAATATTTAAAGGAGGTAAAGGATGTTTTACTATAATCCTTATTCAAAACGACAGCGAAGATATAATGCTCTCTCCAGCACAACAAGTCTCTCTACCCCTTCTGCATCACCTGTGCCCCCTCCATACCCTATTGTTCAGCCAACTAAGCAAGAATTAATGAAGTATCGTCAATGGCAGCAAAGTCAATATAAATTGTATAATCCATACAGCTTTCAACCAGCCTATAATCCTTATGGTTACCAACCTGCTTATAATCCCTTAAGGACACCTAGTATTGGTGGTGCATATACGCTCCCTGGTTATAACACTTATGGTGAACCTTATTATCGAGTCCAGCAATCTAGATATACAGGTGCTCCCAGGGTAACTAGAGGGGCGAACATGACATCCCGACCATCACCTTATCAGTCGCCATACCAATCACCTTATCAGCAACCTTATGGCGGACAATCAATGTCATTAAACCAGATTAGGGATATTTTTACCCTAGCTCAAAACATAGGAGCTGACCAAGCTACGATACAGGCATACTTACAAGCTAGGGGAGCTAATCCATACAGCATTAGTTTAGCTGATTTTTTAAGGTGGTGGCAAAATTATACTGCCCTGAATACGCCATATGAGACAACTCCAGCAGGAGGTTAATAACAATGATTGATTTAACTAAGATTCCAAAGGGGGCTAAACCAATTGAACAAATGGAGGGATGGCCTACATATATAAATCCATCACTTTTTCAGGATGTTTCTTTTTATAGAAACCCCAAGTGGTTAGTTGGGTTACCGGAATATCCTCAGGGGGCAGGTGTTCTTTGGAATCCCTATACAGGCTTTACTCTGCGGGATGAATTATTCAACAAACTTAGAGAATGGTCAAGAAAAGGAATGGAAGTTACCCCAGAACTATTAATGGAAACTTTCCCTAAAAGAATTGGAGCTAATCCTTATAAATATTGGTCTCAATACTCTGGTAGGGGACAAAACACAAATACAAATTATCCCACAAGCATTCCGCCATGGCAAATACAACCTTTTTTACCAGCAACCACTGATACCACACTACCAACAGGAGGAGACCAATCTTTCCAATTTAATTACCCATGGCAATGGGACATGGCAAGCGACATCTATTCTCAATTAGCTGGTGGTGTTACCATCCCGACACCTTGGCAGTGGACATATGGGAGTAACATTCTAAGAGGTATAGCCAAAACGGGGCTTCCTGTCTCTCAAGAGGAATGGTATAAGAAAGCCATGCAGGTTTCAGACATAGCAATAGCTGACCAGATAGCTAATGCTGCTGAAAGAGCTGGTCTTACGGGTCTCCGTTGGTCAACTCCGATGGGGCGGACAGCACAAGACATCGCAGGAAGAATTACTGCTGAGACAGGGCTTGAGAGAGAAGCTAGAGAACTAGCCGCCCTAGAGGCCGCAAGACAGAGACAATTAGCAGCTTTAGGGCAGTTATATACATATGGCCAAGGGCAAGCTGGATTGAGTCAAGCAGCACTTCAGGCTCAGTTACAAGCTCTTAGTGGGCTAACAGGACTTGGTGGTATGTATGCCCAATTGCCTCTTAGTGTTTCTGATGCTTTGATGAGACAGGCTTTAATGCAACAGCAGTTAGAGATGAATCAGATGTATCCGCCTTGGATGCAAGGGATGCTTGGGTTACTTGGCTCTCAACCTGGATATGCTCCGCAGATGTATCAGCCATCGTTTATGACTCAGTTACTAGGCATAGTGCCATCTATTCTTCCTTGGGTATTAGGCGGGCAAGGGCAGAATAATCCTTTCATGTATATGGCCTCACCGACACATGGTAGTCCTTGGGGCTATCAATACGGGTAAAAGGAGGGGAAAATGGCCGTTTATTTCAATCCTGCGGTGATTTTAGGTCAGCTATCTCAGCAGAATCCTTTTTATAATCCTTTTTCTCCTTATCCTAATGTTGGCGGCGGGATAGCCTCTACTCTCCAGCAATTGTATGCCCTTCGACAGTTACAAGAACAGCAGCGATTAAAACAGGAACAATGGCAAAAAGAGTATGAGTTGCAGCAGAAAAGAGTGGGATTAACTGAAAAAGGATTAGAACTAGAAAAGCAACGGTTGCTTAAACCCCCTGATTGGTTAGCAAAAGCAATAGCTCTTTCAGAGGCCACGGGAAAACCGTTACGGGAGACTGTTCCTGCAGCTATTGGATATATTCCACCAGAACAAGCATTAGATATACATCAGAAAAAAACAGAAATTACAGCTAGAACTCAGGCAAAATATAGAGAACCATCAGAATATGAAAAAAAGAAACAAGACTTAAAGAAATATTTTGAGGCAGGATATTTAACTAAACAACAGTATAAAGATGCTCTTGTGGGGTTAATAGATGCCCGAAAATCAGGCGGCTTGACAGATTATCAGACAATAAATGCTCGAAATAGCATTGCGAGGAATGTTCGAGCTCTTTATGATAATTATATTAAACAAAGATTTGGGACAGATGTAGGTAAAGATGTTAAAAGGATTTTCGTTAAACCAAAAATTGAAGATGTTATTACTATGCTTCCACAAGGGATAGACCTTAGATTTCCTCAAGAATTCAATATTGCAGTTGCGAGATTAAGAAATGGAGTCGGCACGGATGAAGACCGAGCCATTGTCGGTAAATATGTTGAAATGGCGGAGACATTTAAAACCAATCTAGAAGATGCGAAACAAGGAAGAATTAAATGGGATAAAAAACAAATTTTAAATAGTATTTTAGATGAAGCAAAGAAAAGAGGTTGGGATATTCGCTGGTTTAAGTTTTGGTTAGATAATCCAGAATTGTGGGAAGACCCAAGAATTTTAGGATACGAGCTAAAATAATGAATGGCAACATTTATGACCCTTACCTTGAAAAATATCGTCAATTATTAGAACAATCACAACCAGAAGAAGAGCGGGTTATAGAAGACCCTCTTCTTAGGCGATATAAACAACTTATTCATGAGTCGGAAATACCTCCAGCCAAAGTGATTTCTAGTGGTGGTCTTAGATATGAAGAGCCAGATGTAGCAACTCAAGTGCGAATGAAATTAATTGAACAAGCAACTCCAGAATTACCATTAGGCAAACAGGTTGCTAGAGGGGCTTATGCTTTAACCCGTGGCATTGCCAGCACAGGAACATTGGGACTTGCTCCGAGAATCCTTGGGCTAGAGGAAATCCCACAGCCATCAACTACCGAACAACTACTTGAAGAAGCAGGTAGATTTGTAGGGTTTTTAGGATTGCCTTTAAAGGGGGCTAATCTTATTGTTAAAGCAGGTGGAAAATTTGCCCCTTATATAACAAGGGGGTTGGCTAAATTATTACCCAAAACCCCAGAACTCGGCGGAGCTGCTGTTAAAGCCTTAGGGAAACATTTAGGACAACAAATAGCCACTCTTTCCATTGCTTCTGGCCTATCTGAAATAGCCGAAAAGCCAGAATTAAAAGAAACCTTAGAACGCATGAAAGGCGGAGCTAAGGTTGGAGCGGTTTTTGGTCTAACAGGCTTAATCAATCCGACTAAATATCCTAGGCTTAACTTGTTGCTCCGACAAGTTGGTTCTAGGGTAATGGGTGCTTTAGGTGGCGTTTATTCTTTCGAGGGATTGTCGCCACAGACTTTCTTTAATGAATTACTCTATACTTATTTCTCCATGAAAGGGACAAGGCCATCAGAAGTTATAGCTAAAGAATTAGGGCTATATGAAAAAGAATTAGAAAGACTAAAAAAAGAAGCTAATGAAAAACTTTTAAAAACCTTACCTCAATTGCCCGCCAAAGCTGAGACAGCACCTAGAATGCTAATTACTAAAGAAGGGCTTAAGCCAATTGAGGGTGAAATATCCTTTGAACCTAAAGAAGTGATAAAAGAGGTTCAAAGGCGATTGGAGACTGAAGCACCAAAGGAAGAACCAATTATTAAAGAAGAAGCATTACCAACCCCCGATATAGAGGCAATTAGAAAAAGAGCTGAGCAAAAAATTCTTGAAAGAAAGGAACTTACTCCAGAAGAAAAAAGAGTTTTGGCAGAAGCAGGGATATATGAAGAAGTAGAGCCAGGTATAGCTGAGGGGGCAATAGAAACTAAATTAACTGCTGGTTTAAAAGAAATCCCTATTCCTGAAGAAGGTTATCAAGAGTTTCATATGGGCATTAATCCATTTAAGGATTTAAAGAAACTAGATGAGGCCTTGTTAAAGGCTGCTGAAAAGACTGCTAGAGAGAAAGTAGAAGAATTAGCAATAGAAGAATTAGCTCCTGAACCAAAGGAAAAATTGACCGAAAAAATCAAAGGGCGAATCAAGGGGGTAATAGATTATTCGCCCGATAAACCTTATACATTAAAGACCAAAGAGCCGATTGAGATAGTTAAACAATTTAACGAGAACTCTCAAGTTGTTGCCCGTCATGAGGCTGAGGCAATAAAAGATATTCGGGATTTACCGCCCAAAAAGATTAAATATTGGATAGAGAATCCTATTAGAATATTTGAAGATTATCCTATTCTGAAGAAACTTTTATATGACCCAATTAAAGCTGCGGAAAAAGGGCATTATGAAGAGCTAGATAGTGTCAGAAATCTTATTAGGCGTTTTAAAAAGATGCCCAATGTTTCAGCTAAACGATTAGGTATTTATGCTATTGCTCAACAAAGAGACGGAAAAGCCGTTCTTGAGGCAATGGGAATCAAAGAAATTCCCAAATTAACGCCACAAGAGATGGAAATATACAATCAAACAAGGGATATATTGCAAGAGACATTTAATAGGATTAATAGAGCTAGAGAATTAGCAGGTTTAGACCCCATTCCTGAAGTAGAAAATTATTTTACTTTTGTTAGAAACCTTAAAACATTAGAACAATTAGGCCATAGCGTTCTTACCGAGTCTGACATGAAATTTTTAGAACGCCATCTAAACGCCACGCCATTTAAATATGCTACGCCACGGAAAGGCGTTAAGGCTGCCGTCGAGCTTAACTTCTTTGATGTCTTTGAAAATTATATGAATACTGCTTTAAGACATATATATAAGTCTCCCGTTATTGCTAAAGGAAGGCTCTTATTAAGTGAAATAGATTTACCAACGGGCGAAAAAGTAAACCTTAAAGAGCAAGCCCCTATCTTATCTGATTATATAGAACGCTGGTTAGACTATAATGCTGGCCAAAGAATACCAACTCATGTTCCCGAATGGCTTAATAGAGCAGCTTATAGACTTAGTCGTAATATTGGCATGGCTATTCTAGGCTACAATGTTAGGTCAGCCCTGATTCAGCCCACGGCTTTACGAAACAGTTATATCGAGTTGGGAACAAAATTTTTATTAGATGGCATTGTTGACAATGCTAAACCACAAAAAAGAAATTTCGCCATGAAGGCCAGCAATGTTCTTAAAGGCCGTATGTTTGATGTTCAGTTGGCTGACTTTTTACAATCTACTTTTCAAAAACAGTATGGACGAATTCAAAGAAAAGTCGCTAAAGTTGGGACTTTTCCTCTTCAATGGTTAGACTTGGAAACTGCTAGGATAACATGGCTAGGTGCTTACAAGAAAGGTGTTACACCTGTCAATAAGGGGGGATTGGGGTTAACTCCGAAAGAGGCTAGAGTATATGCTGATGATGTTGTTGTTAAGACTCAGGCCTCTGCTGCCCCTAGTGACATAGCTATGATTCAGCGGACGCCGATGGGTAAATTAGGAACAATCTTTCAGACATTTGTTATTAATGAATGGAACTTTTTAGCCAAGGATGTTTTTAAAAGTCCAAAACCAACAGGTGAAAAAGCCGTTCAAATAGCTAGATTGGCATTATCTACCGCCTTGATTAATGCTTTATTTGAGAAGGTTTTTAGATTAAGGTCGCCATATCCATCGCCAGAATGGGAAATCTATCGAGCTATTGAAGAAGGTAAAGCACCAGCTCAAATTGTTGGTGCTGGCTTTAAAGAAATGATGGAGCAATTACCTATTATCGGTGGTGCTATTAGATGGTCTAGACCATATAGAATAGCATGGCCAGCCTCTTTACAGGCCATTGAAGGAGCTTTAAGGCTTTTAACAAAGATGATTTCTGAACCAGACTTAAGAAAGTTTAATAAGAATGACTTTGAAACTGTCGGAAGATTATTAGGTATTCCTGGAACATCTCAAGTCATGAAATATATTAGACGCCGACAGAAAGGCTTAAATCATGCTGAGGCTATATTAGGGATTAGAACACAATGAAAATAAATATTCCTAGCCCGCTTGCTTTGCTTATCTATCTCTTTGCCATGGTGGGGGCGTATGTATGGGTAACATTTTATCCCGACGCCCCTTTCCTTGCTTTTGCTACTCAATTGACGATTGGCTTTGTTGCTTATATCACTAAGAGGCTTGTTCAGAAACAAGATAAATACAAGACTTAGTCCCGACTTAGTCCCGAGTTGGGGACTAAGTTTTAATTTAAAGAGATGTTTTTAACTCGAATGATTAAATTTTGTAAAATGATTTAAGCAATGAGTAGATTTACTGAGACCTTAACTGCCATTAGTAATATTTTGCGGGCAGGACTAGGTCTTATTTTAGTATTGGCCTTAATCTGGGGGGTAATTTATATCCAACGGTGCAATAATGACCGTTCATATATGCAGTATAATGCAAATAAAGCCAAACCTATTGAAGAAAAGATTTATAGGCCGCCCGTTATTAAGACTCCCATTACTCCAGATAAGCCACCGATAGAGAAAAAGAAATTACCCATCCGACCTGAGCTAGTAAAGAGAACAATTGAAATAAAAACTGAAACACCCGAAGGTCAAGAGATAAAGACCATACTTGTGGTAGATAAAAAAGATAATTTTTATACAATAGCAGATAACAAAACTGAGATTTCTATAACTGAATGGAAGCCGCCGATTGTGGCTTTTGATTTTAGGCTTGGTTATTCGTTGGTGGCTAGCAACAAGATTTATCACTGTCTTTCGCTGGATTATATTCGAGTATGGAAAATCTATCTAGGCTCAGAGATAGGGGTGAAAGTTAAAGATAGACAAATAGATGATTATCTAATTGGCTTGAGCCTTAAATACAAGACACTAGAGGTAAAGACTTACTCTCTTAATCTGGTTGCTGGATATGATTTTATAAACTCCAAACCTTATGTTGGACTGAATTTGAAATTTTGAGGGGACAGTGTCCCCACAATTAGGATACATCATGGAGAATCAATCCTTTTCAGGAGGACAGAATGGGAGAGATAAACAGCGACTTCAAAATGAAAACTGCTGAATGGCGAGGATATGTTAAACGAGCATTAGAAGATATAGGAGAAGCTCAAAAAGAAATGAAAGAAGAATTTAAGCAGGGTCAGCAGGAAATTAAATATCGTTTAGAAAAGTTAGAAAACAGAATGACGGGCGTTCAAGTTAAAGTTGGAGCTATTGGGGGGACAGTAGCTTTAGTTGTAACTATCGTCACTTTGCTCTTAAAGCATTTTTTATTTGGATAATAAGATGAGAAGGGTTTTGGTGGCTATTATTATATTTATCATGTTTATCATACCCAGCCACCTTAATCTTTCTCCTGAAGATATAGTCATTTATGGGTCCAAAGCCGACCTTTATAAAGAATTATTTAGAGAGCCTTATGAAGTATTATTACTCCAAACTTGGGATGGTAAATTATATAGCTTGTCTAATCGGTTAGACACTAAGATTGTCATTCCGATTTATTACCTTAAAAAGATTCTGGCCGAAGATGGTTATAAAATCTCTGACCTTATAGTTATTATACATAATCATCATTTTATTTTCAGGTTTTCTCAGTCCGATATAAAGTATTATCGCATCCTTAAACAAGAGGGATTTCATGGTTTATACTTACTTTATTTTCAGCCCACAGGAGAAGTAAAGCGCTATGTCAAAATCAATGGAAAAACTGAAACAGAAAGTTTTAAAAGAAGCATTAGCCGAATGGCGAGCGAAACATTCTGACCAATGGGAAAAAAATTTACAAGTCGCTATGGCCATTCGAGATGACCCTGATGCCAGCAATCGAGATAAGAATGAGGCCATTAAAATTATCAGTCGTATGTTGGGTATTCTTCAACCCGAGAAGCAGACTACTAAAGAAAAGAAAGAAAAAGCTGAAAAGAAAGAGCCAGAACTTACTCCAGAAGAAGAAAAATACTTGGAAGAACTGCTTGGTAAAGAAAGTGGTTAACTTTCAATTACAGGTTAACTGATGTTAATGTTCTTAAGATGATTAACCATGAAATACTCTATTGCCTTCCTACGCAAACTTTGTGATTCCTCTTTTTATCATTTTGTCAAGATAATCGGTGGCTCTGTTCCAGAAGCAGGTGGTGATATTATTAAAGAAATCCATAAACCCATTTGTGATTTCATTCAGAACTCCCTTAATAAACGCATGGGGATTGCCATGGCTAGAACATGGTTTAAAAGCACGGTCTTTACCAGATGGAATGTTGTTTGGGAATATCTACAGAATCCAGAATGCTGCCAATTAGTGGTTTCTGAAAATGAACGGTTAGTAACCAATTTTATGGATTGGATTCAAAAACAACTACTCTATAATGGATTGTTAAGAAAAGTTTATTGGGATAGACTAAAAGATGTTAATGAGAATTGGACTAAAAAACATACTTGGTCAAAGACAGCCATGGAATTACCTCGCAAAGGAATTTATCCCGTCCCTTCTATTCAAGCCATTGGTGTCGGCGGAGCTGCTCAGTCAGGACATTATGATATTATCCACATAGATGACCTTGTTGGTGAAAGAGCCATCGAATCTCCATCCATTCTAGATGATGCTATTCGGTGGTTCGATAATGTAGATGAACTTTTAAAGAAATCTGATTGGACTGATGCTGATGGTAGTCGCATTAAAATAGTGGGAACTCATTGGGCAATGGGTGATTTTTTCTGTTATATTCAGGAAAAATACCCAGAATACCAATGGAAGATAGTTCCTTGTCTTAAATCTACTGAGCTTTGCAAAAAACGCCAGAAACCTAATATTCAATATATAAATAACCCCAATGTAACTGAAGGGGAAAGTAATTTTCCTTTCTTCTCAACCTCCGTTTATGAAAAAATGAAGAGCAACCCTGAGAAACAAATTATCTTCTGGTGTCAACATATGAATATGCCTCAAAGTAGTGAGGGATTTAATGCTTTTGAGGCCGATTGGATAAGGTATTATCATTTTGAAAAGGACGAAAACGGGCGTGATATAATAGTTTGTGACGATGACAAAGAAGAATTCGATGTTGGCTCTATTCTCTGGTATGGACTTATTGACCCTGGGGGATTTACCGAGAAGAAACTCACCAAGAGAAGTTCAAGGAATGCTATCCTAGTCGCTGGCCAGCCTAAAAACTCTATTAAAAAATTTGTTCGTTATACATGGGCTAAACAACTTAAGACGCCTTCTGTCTTTATAGACGAGATATTCAAGGCTCATAAAGAATGTAATGTTGTTCATTGGAAAATAGAAACAATTGCTGCTCAAGAATACATACGAAAGGATATTCTAGAGGCCGCAAGAGAAAAGGGAGTCTATCTCCCGATTTCCCCCATGGAAGCTAATGTTACTAAGGATGCCAAGAATATAGATATTAAAGCTCTAATCAATCCGATGTTCAATGGCGAGATATATATTCATCGTTCAATGACTGAATTGAAGGCTGAAATAATCAATTACCCCAACTCTTTTACCGTAGATTTACTCGATATGCTGAGTAAGTATTATAAATTCTTTGGCAGGAGAAAGAAGGTGGCGGAATTAGAGGAATTAAACAAGAAAAGAAATAGAATGATTAGCTTTGCTCGAAATCCTGTGACAGGATATTAGTTAAAGCAATTCCTTTATATCTTTCCCGTATTCCACATCGTCATCCTGCGGAATGTTATCAGGGTCATTAGCCACTACTCTTATCGCCTCAATTATTTCATTAACATACTCAATAGGAAAATAAACTACCATATACTTACCTTTTCTTTTATTATGAGCAGATTGAGTCCTTTTCCAATGCATCTGCCCGTTCCAATCAAAGAATGGAGCAATCCCTACTCGATTATAAACATGATTCCAATGAATATACCAGCCGTCATTAGTGTAACCATCATCAGTCTTTCGATATACTTTAACACCCTTAAATTGGCTTAAGAAATCACCAATAAGAAACCTGTCAGTTTTTCTTACTTTCGGCATTTTTTTTCTTACTAATATAGGTTATAGCTGGAAATCCTTTTTCTAAATAACCAGCAAAACGGAACCATCCATCTATTTCATGAAATTCTAATCCAATTTCTTTCTTTGCTTCCTCTGTTGTTATATCAAAATATTCTTCAAGAATTACTTTTGCCTCATCATCTCCTCTAGCAAGGAAGAAAATCAATTCATCTTCTTCAAAATCTTTGTTTTTATATTTACCGCAATATAATGAATACCATTTCTTTTCTAGAATCAAATATCGTTTATTAGTCATTGTCTTCGTTTTCTCCATAATCTCTTTTAATTTCTTTTTCATCTCTTACATCTAGCTCATTAAAAGCAACAACTATTCCATCATTCTCTAGCCCTTCTTTTACTCCAGGCACGCCTTCCCATCGCCCCATATCAACTATTGTCACCAGATTATCCCATGCTTCTCTGCTATAATCTTCCAAAAGCAAGAGGGCTTCTTCTCTATTTCTGGCTAATGTTAGAAAACTCTTGAATTCTCCCCCTATTGTTGCCTCAATATAAAAAACTCTATCTTCTGGGTATCTTTCCATTTTTATTCTCCTTTCTATTTAAAATATCTACTATTTCTGCCAGTATTTTGCATTTTCTAGCTTTATTACAACCATCAATAACTTGACCCTCACAAAAATCACCTCCACAATCTGGAGTGAAACTATATTCTCCTGTTATTTGATTTTCCCAAATCCCCATATCTTTTAAAAACACCAACATAATTTCTGATATTTGTTTCTGGCTTAACATCTTAGCTCTCCTTTTTTAATTCTGACTCATATTCAATCTTACTTAATCTTTGTTTAAAGCTTTCGTCCACAAGATAAGCAATAAACTTGATATCCCAATAGGCTGAATCATAACCATATTCTCTTAGTGTTTCCTCAAATGATTTACGAGCATTCATTAAAGCCTCAAAGGTAATCATGTATTCGTCTTTTTCTTCTGTGGTATTTCCCATAATGCCTTTCTCCATTCTCGAGCAATTTTTACAGGAACATCATTTGCTTTGAATCCAAATATACATAAACTATCTGGAGAAAATATTACATTTGTATTAATACCAAGCATTATTCGACATTGCCCGGTTTTTATTTTTGTTTTCCCCACTTTGATTTCCATTTTCTCCCAGAATGGGCAATTTTTACATCTCATTTTTCTGATTATCTCAATAAATCATCCCAAGAAACGGGCAATTCATTCCTATCAATCCCTTTCCATGCTTCCCACCACTTTTTAGAGTCACTGACCCCCTCAAAATTACCCTCTAGAACGCTCTGAGACGCCCGTAGAGACGAGTTGTTGCCCAAACTAAGGGTAGACCCTTTGGAAGCCTTTTTCTGCTTCTCAGCGAGGCTCTCATAGCGTTTTTGTTCTAATGCTAAGGTCTGTTTCTTGTTCTTTATTTCAGTTTTGAATTCCCCCTCTAGACCCTGAATATACTTAACTAATCTCATGGCACAATGCCCGCAAATTATATCGCAATCTTTTCTTATGTTTCCTTTCACTTCTTTCCCGCAATAGATACAGTTCATTTATATCTCATACTCCCCTTCAATAGGGTAAAATTTTCTTCTCTTGATTCTCCCTACCTCATCTACCTCTTGCCTTACAACAGAATATTTTTTAACAACTACCTCTTGTCCAACCTTCTGAAAAATAAGCACCTCATCATGAATATTCCATGGCACTTTTTTTAGCTTCTCTACTTTTCGCCCTACACCTGAATCAAGGGTCGCCTGTATCCAGAGTGTCCGATATTCCTTCTTGGCTATCAAATCAATACAATTGAATATATCGGTCTTCTGACTAACCCAAATCATGCCCTTTTTAGTATATATCGGCTTAGCTGATGGTGTCTCGTTATGAATAACCCAGCCCCTCTCGGTCAACCAATCAGTTATCCACTTCTGAAAATCAAGTCCCTTTTTGCGTTTACTTTTTTCCATTTTTTTTCTTTCTCCGCCGTTTCTCAGCCTGCAATATTTTAATAAGACCATCTAATTCCTCGTCACTCATTCTTTCTCTAGCCTTTTGTGTCTCCCAATCATCTCGATAAGCTGTATAAACAAGTTCGTCCTTTTTGCTTTTCTCAAAGAAAACAAGATGAGCCAACTTACAATCACAACAAAAAGACCAATAAGCTTTGCCATAGCCATAAGTTGTCGGCTCTCCATTTAATACCTTACGTTTTTTCATCTTTTCTCCTTTCTTTGTATTGGAAACAACATTTCCCGACGAGCCTCAGGGGAAGACAAATGCCTGCGGCGGCAACTATTAGAGCAATATCTAATATAAGGATTATCCGTTACAAAAACCTTGCCGCAAAACCAACATTTGCGATTATAAAAATCAGCTTGCGTCTGACACATTTTTATCCTCCTGTATTTTTCCAATTAATAAGTCCACATAATTTCTTAAATCCACATCAGTGTCAATCAACGATTCATTCTTCGGCTGAATATTCGGGGCAGACAATTTCATAAGCCTTAAAAGTTTATGAAGGATGAAAAATTTTATCACCCCGATTGGCTTAGTAACATCTACATCGAACATTTTGCATAACTCAGCCAGCTTATTGAAATTGTAATATACATCCTCACTGAAGGCATAATCAGTATTCTTAGCAATCAATAATTCCATGGCCTTTTCGTTAATGTTGTCCTGAAGCATTAATAGATTTTCAATTCTCATGTTTCCTCCCAATTAATATCATGCTCTTTAGTATAATAGTCCAAAACAAACTCGGCTGTCTCCAAGGTCAGTAATTCTGGTGGCTCGCTATCGTCTCTCATGATATACGCCTTATCTGTCCGGCCTCTAGATTTATACCAATTCATAACCAAGTATCCTCGTTGGGGGCTATCTTCTGGTAGCCATAAAACGCCAATACTCCCATTGTATAAATCATTACGACACCAATACCTTGCCCATTCGGGAATAAAATCTTCTTCCCATTCGCCACATAACGCTCTCAATCGTATCATTGTTTGGCATCCCCAATTATCAGGAGTAAAAACGCCGTTAACAAAAGCACATTCTTTTGGGCTAGAAGCATAATGGTCACTATATTTATGAACCAACTTTATTCCCCCTTTCAAAACATCTTCAGTTTCAACTAATGGATATTTTTCATAATGTTCTTTGCACGCCTTACATTCCGGCTTTCTTAATTTCATTTCTTTCTCCATTTGTCTAACCGTTAGACACGGGCAAATAATTCATTTCGGCCACAAAGTCTTTAAGAAACTCAATCCCGTCCCTTAATTTAGTAAACGCTATATCGGCTGTCCTTTGAATAAACTCATATAAATACGCCTCAGTCTTAGGCATATCGTTAACATAGATGATAAACTTCCCTTTCGCCCTAGCATATCCAATCTCGGCTGATGTCCCTGAATGGCGACTATCGCATCGGCGAAGGTAAGCAAAAACAATATCCGCCCTATCAATCTTCATGTAATCGGCGAACAAGAACACCCGATTCTCTTCATGTTCTTTCTTTAGGCGATAATACCGATAGTCTATCTGGTCAAGTGGCGATAACCATTCTACGGGTAAACCTTTAAGAGCCTTAATTACCTTGGGTCGCCAGCGGTCTTCTTTAGAAATATCACCCGCTAAATAAATTTTGAGCTTCATTGTCCTTCGAATATTCCTCTTCTAAAAGTTTTCTAATTCTTTTGGCCACTTCCTTTATGTCTTCACAGATATGGTATTCACATCCTAACCGCACAAGAAAATGATTATCAATCTTTTTAATGCCTCCATGATAGTCCCATCTAATCATGTCTTTAAATTCCATTCTATCCTCCTCTTCATTATTTGTTGTTTCTATATTTTTAATTAATCTCCCTAATTTTTTTTCGCCCATTTCATTTATATATTCCGCAGCATAAGCAGGAATCCAAGCTTCATATTTATCGCCAAGGGGAAAACTGATTATAGCATCTCTTACTACGCCATCCATAGATTCATCAATCCCAGAATAAGCCAATGCTTGCAGTTCTAACATTTTCTGTCTCTTTCTTTCTATTTCTGCATCTTTTGGTTTCATTTTTATAAATCCCTTCCTAAACCATTCTATTACCTTTTCAGGACTTACTAAAGAATCATTTTTCAAAGAAAACCTCCCCATTGAGTTTTCTCTTTTCTTCCTCGTAAGGATTTATCCGCCGCCTGAAAAACTCTTGCTTCACACATTCAAGCACCCCGATAACTTCATTATAATCAGTATAGCATAATCTGGGTTTCTGTGCCAAGTAAAAACATATTAATCGAACAATCATATAGTTAAGCTCCCCAGGTGTCCTGATTTCAGGGAACTGAGTTTTAGAATTAAGAATTTCTCGGCGTTCTTTTTTAATATAAGGCATTTTAATCCTTCACATTGGTTGTTTCCCACATTCTTCTATATAATTCATCTACATTCATCCCTCTGTCTATTCCACCCCTTTCAATATGTCCGCATCCACACCACCAATACCATGGATATTGCGGAGGATTAGTAGCAAAAATAAAGTTTTCATATCGTTTAATCATTTTCTTTCCGCATTTAGAACAAATCTTCATTTTCTTTTCCTATATTGAAGTCCTTTGTCTTCGAGCAAAAGGCTCTAGCATCTCATAGAGAGGCTCTAAACAAATGACATCCTCTCTGTTATGCTCAAGAATATATTGTAGTGCTTTCTTATTGCCCGCATTAGCCTTAATCCATATCTGCCCCGTCAATGGATGCCCTTTAGCTGGAATATCAAACTCTTTACATACCACTTCCAACTTATAAGAATGAAGCGATAAGAAGCTCTTAGTCCAATCATACATATCAATAAGGACAATTTCCCCATAAAAAGGAAAGGGGATACCCGTTTTCAAGCAACGATGCCGCAAGAATGGAATATCATGCCGCCGATTCTTGCCCCAATAAACGAAAATCTTATCAAACTTGGTCACTGTGTCATAGAAATTCTTAAGAATTCTCTTGTCAATTACAATTTCTCCATCTAGCTTTGTCCTTGCTTCTCGCTGAATATCTTTTGGTGAAATAACATCCTCATACAATTTGCCCCGATATTCCTTGATACACCAGCTTATTACATATCCAAAGGACGCCTTAAGATTGGTGCTTTCGATGTCAAGGAAACCAATTTTCTCTTGAACCGGACTATCCTGCGGTTGCTCGAGATAATAGCAGGCAGGGTGTTCCATGTAAGTATGTCCATGTTTACACTTATGGGTCATCAGCCAGACCATCTCTTTCTTTTTCAGCTTATGCGGATTAAACTTAAAAGCATTAGCTCTCATTAATTTACCGACTCCTTAATAGGCTTAAAAAAAGCGTCCAACATTTTTTGGTGCATTACTTTACCTGCGTCCTCGATTGAATGGACTATTCGTTCTGTTGTTCCCCCTTCTTCTAATCCTGTCGCCACTACTAAATAATGTCCATCTGGAAATTGTTTGACTGTAAAAACAATAATGTTTGACCCTTCAGTAATAATTGTGGTCATTTTATTCCTCCTTCTCTATTTTAATAACCTCGATTGAGGCTGGCTTCTTGATTATCCTAATCCCTAAATATTCTTTAATCGCTTCAAGTTGTTCGTAAATTGTGGGGCTTGGTTCTTTCATCCAATAAACACCCCTAAAATATTCTTTTCTTATTCCTAATTGTTTTCTTGCTAATTTATCTTTCATGATTACCCCCTGTTTATTAAATGACACCTATCAACTTCAGTATCCACACTACTAAAAGAACTGTCACATATAGCCCTAAAATCTTAGAGAAAATCCCAAAGATGAGGGCACTTACGACCAATAGTCCCTGCTTCTCAAATACATGAGAAATTCCTAAACCAATAAGCCCCAAAACAGTCATTCCTAACAAAATAAAAAAGATTGTCCATAACATTTTTACCTCCTAAAAATATTTAAGTTCTTTAAAGTTTTCTTTAATCATTCTTTGTAAAAACTTATCTACAAATTCATTTAATAATTGAATAACCGCATTATATAATTCTTTTTCATAATAAAGCTCTGTCCATGGGTGTTCTGGCTCAAAAATTTCAAAAATCCATTCTCCAATTTTCTCTCTAATCCACTCATCTAGTTCATCTTTCATTGTTATCTCCATGTTTTTTTATATTGATTATCTCTAAAAGGGTCATCG